CCCCAGCGCTCCCGCAATTGCGCGCGGGTGAGCTGCATCGGCATCCCAGCGGGTGTGCCGATCTCACGCTCTCGGCCCGATGCGTTCGAACCTGACATCTGCGAGTCAAGTTGCGCCACCGTCTCGTCGCGCGCCTGGGCCGCGGCGCGCGCCTGCTCGACGATCGCCGCGGCGCGCGGGTCTTGGACAACTTCACCAGTGCGTGTGTCGACGGCGTAGACGCTCTCGCCGAGCATGCGGGTGTATTCGTCGGCGCGGGCAGCTGTCTCGCGTTCTGACGGACGTTCGACCACGACCGGGCCCGTCGGTTGCTCGCCCTCGTCGACATCCGCGAGGCCGCCCGTCTCGGACGGGAACGCGCGTCGCAACGCCTGCCGTTCGGCGGCTATGGAAAGCATGCTGCGCGGGCGATTGCGCCACATCCGACCGCGCGGTCCGGCGCCTGGATAGCACTCATCCATGAACGCGACGCCCTCGAAGGCGCCAACGCGCCCGCCATTGTTGGCAAAGACCGTGACGACGCATTTGGCTGGCACCGGCTTGGTCGTCCCGCGATCGTCGACGCGCATGTCGTAGACGTCCGCAAAGCGTGGCTCACCCGCGCCGACGTAGCGTCCGGTCTTGACGGCGATGGTGCGCAGTCCGTCGATGCCAATGTGCAGCGAGGGACCGCTGCTCTCGCCCCCGAAGCGCTCGTAATAGACCTGCTTGAGGAGCGGGTCGAGCCCACGTCGCCGCACCGTGGCGATGAGCGTGATGAGCTCCTCCATCGAAGAGCACTCTTTGAAGGTGGTTGACGCCAGCAGCACCAGCTCCGGTTCGTCAATGCCCGCCAGCTCCAGCGCACGGGCGAGATCCATGCTCGAGGTGGCTGGCGGCAGATCGCCAAACTGGCGGATGCCCGAGGTTTTATCCAGCGGTCGGCGTTGTTCAAGAGCTCGAGTCACTAGCACCCTCCAACTGACCACTGGGCACGGCGGCCCAGGGCGAGATCGTGCGCGGCCACGGCGCGCGCCTGTGCCGCGTTCCACGGCGACCATTCGGGGTGGCCCATTTCTGCGGCATGCGCCGCGAAGGTACCGGGCATGTACTGCAGGACGCCGACGGCGCCCGAGCCGCGGGTGTTGGCGATGTTGCGCCCCTGCGACTCTTTGCCCTCAATGCACGCCACGCGGGCGGACACCGCCGGCGCAGCGGGTGGTGAGTCCGAAAGCGCCGGCGGCCTGACTGTCTCACGTGGCAGCGGCGGCAGCTCGCCCGTCGACCGCAAGTAGCTCCAGGCGTCGGTGTTGACGCCGTCCTGCGCCATGGTGTCGAGTGCCGCCTGGACTTTGACTGGATCGACGTGCGCCGTGGCCGCGGCGGCCGAGACTTCCGCGCTGACGTCGTCGGCGTGGCCGATGATCACCGCGGTGCCGAGCACAAGCCCGCACACCAGACCCGCGACGAACGCTGGCACACGCGCCATCAGAGCGGGCCCTCCTTCGGCCAGGCCTGCGGCATCTCCACGACGTGGAACACCTCACGCTGGCCCTTCGGGTTGTAGCCGTGGATGAACGCCTCTTCGCGCGGGATGGGCATCATCGCGTCGACGTGCTCGCCGAACACCGCGCGCGACACTGCGTAGACCAGGTCCCAGTCGGGGTAACCGTGCGGCAGGCTCATACTCAGGTGCAGCAGTGCACCGAGGTGATCACCGCGATCGTCGAGGCTGACCAGGACCGTCAGCTCATGCGGTCCGCGGTACACCTTGGCGTTGTTGCCCGCGCCCAGCGGCATCCACTCACCGTGATGCTTGAGCAGCGCGCCACCCTTGAGCTTGAGCACGTCCGGCGGCGGCCACAGGTCACGGCCCTGGGCACGCTTGACGCCCGGCGGCAGGATCAACTCGCTGGCCATCAGAGCGGGATGTCCTCGTCGTCGTCGTAGTTCGAACGCGCGTTGTCGCGTCGGCCGGCGGCGAGCTCCAGCTCAGCCGACTCTTCAGCCCGCTTCCAACGCTCGTCCGCAGTCTCGCGGTCGCGTTCGGCCTGCAGCCGCTCCTGATAGCGCGCCTCGCGCTCGGCGTCCACCGCGAGCTTGCAAGCCGTGTGCAGGTAGCCTGTCTCGTCATCGGCGAGCGGCTCGTTGCAGTGGTTGCAGCGGCGCACCTTGCGGATCATGGCCTGGCGCACCTTCAGGTTGGGCGACTGCAGCAGGTCATGCTCAACCTGCATCCGCGCGGTCGCCATCATCCAGTCCAGGACCGTGTGCGGCTCGTCGCCGGGCTCGAGATCGGCAAAGATCTCGACCTCCGACTTCTCTGATCCGTAATCGCCATCGTTGGCGCGCTTTTCGAGCGAGATGCCGACGCGGGTGACGCGCACTAGCTCAGTCCCTCCAGTCCATGGCGAAAGACGTGCTCGACGGTACGCCAGTCCTTCGGCCACCAGGTGAAGACGACCAGGCCGCCGCGGCGCATCGACGGAATCGTGCGCTTCTGAAACTTGCTCAGCGTGCCGTGCTTGCCCTTGAGCTCGGCGTCGAACGACTCGCCCAGCTCCTCATGCCAGAAGCGCCAATCGGGTTGGCCCAGCGCTTCCGAGAAGCCGTCCAGCCGCGTGAGGTGCACGCTTTCCATGACGCCCTCCGAGTCGCGCAGGTGGACGCCATGCCAGCCCCAGAGCTTTGCGCGCGACTTCACCCAGCGCGTCCACTCGTCCTCGCCGACGATCGACTCGACGAGCAGGATCTGGGCGCGACTGAGCGTCCGCTGCGGCACGATCCGCACGGCCATGCGCCGCATCTGCGGATAACTCAGGCCGTGGGCGACGCTCAGTCGCGCAACCATCGGAACCACCGTGCCAGGCCGGCCGCCGTGCACACGCTCGCCACGGCCCAGCCAATCAACAGCCAGATCCAGGCCGGCATCACGCGCCACTGCTCCAGTACGCGCTCTGCTGCTCGACCTCCTCGGCCAGAGCCCGCTCGACCTGGACGTCTCCATACATGACCGCGAGCTCCTCGAGTCGCTGGATGATCTGGCTCAGGTTCAGCCCGAGCGTGCTGTTGCGACGGATGCCGTCCCAGCTGCCGGCCTTCCACGCCGCGGCCCAGAGCGAGCCGACGACGTCGGGAGGGATGTCGTCCAGGAAGGCGCACTCGGTCGGATGGTCGCGGCGCCAGGCGAAGTAACTCGCGCGCTGGGACTCCGCGGCGGTGGCGGCGTGCATTAGCGGGCCTCGTCGGCGTCGCCGTCGCAGTGTGCGCACCGCTCGGAGCGCATTAGGCGACCTCGGCGACGGCGTCAGACTCGAGCTCGAGTCTGAGTCGGGCTACTTCCTCATGGATCTTGAGGTGCAGCAGAAACGCGGCCTGCTCGCGGACGGAGCGATGATCGTTGAACGCGAGGGTGCGCAACGGGTCTTCGTCCTCACGTCGCACCTCCACTTGCATGCGCATGCTCCGTAGCTTGCAGCCGCGCCAAGCCCTCCGGCGGGACACGCTGGGACAAATACGTTTTTTGTCCCATCAGGCGTCCGCGGGGCGCGGCGGGGCCGTCTCTGGCCAGGTCGACGGCGGCCATTGCTCGGGCCGCAGACCGTGCCATTCCATGTGGTAGCGCAGGGTCTTGGGCGGTATCCCGCCGTCGGTGCAGACCATCTCCCTGGTCACCTGGTCTGCTTCGAGCAACTGATGGTCGCGACGAATGACCTTCTCGAGGTGCTGAAAGTGGGCGCGGAACGTGTGCCACTCACGGAACAGTTTGTTCTGCGGCCGATGCAATTTGTTCTGCGATCGACGCTTGGGCTCATGCTTGGGCTCGGACTCAGCCTCCGGCACGTGGCCGTTCGGCTGGTCTTTCAGCAGGCCTGCGAGCTGGAGCAACCCGGTCAGGTTGCGGATCGCCTCGGCCTGGACATCGACCACGTGGACGAGCAGATCCCGACCGGGGTCCTGGCTGCCGTGCAGGAACATGGGAAGCTGTTGTCCATCGTCAGCCACCGGCCAGTCCTCCGGCAGGACAAATGCGGACACATTCGAAATTTGTCCGCTCGCCGGTACGTCCACGACTTTCCACTCACGTGACACCCCCGCGTCACCCACCCGGGACACTAGAACATATGTTCATTGCGACATGCCAGGCTTGCGCACGCCTGGCGACATGCGAACGCGTTGGCGCGGCCTGCCGTGCCGCGCCATCCTTCCTCGAAAAGATAACCCGTGGATTAGGTAAACAATACCTTAGCGGCACGTAAGCAACACGTGTCAATGTATGTGCCGGCGACCTGGCGCCCACGTACGGGGCACTACCTGGGTGTAACCTGGGTACTACATGGGCGTCACTATGCGAGAGTCACCACGACCACGATCATCTTCAGACGTGCAGGTGCCCCGCTTGCGAGAGCAACGCATGAGACGCGCCCTCTCCCAGGAGGAGCTGGCGAAACTCTCGGGGGTGTCACGCACGACCATCATCAAGCTCGAGGGCGGCCGCGACGCATGGCCCAAGACCGTCAGAAAACTGGCTAAGGCGCTCAAGGTCGACCCTGAAGATCTGCAGGGCTAGCGCGCAGCGGACAAATTTTGCGTTTGTCCCGCGGTGTCCCGCCGGGCCCTATGAGCGCGGCGCAGACTGGTGGGCATGGCCGATCCCGCCCGGCAAGACGAGCCCGATCTGCGGGCCGTGCCGCGCGAGTCACAGTCCTCAGCCCAGCCCAAGCCACATCCTCTACCGGAAGGCGCACGTCTCGACATGTGGCAGGAAATTCGGGAGTGGATGATTCGCTACTGCATCGAGTCAGCCGCGAAACACGGTCGGCTCTGAATCGTTATCAGTCCATCGCAAGAACAAACGGACCGAGTGTGTCCGCTCCGAGCACTCGGACTGGACACTGTCAGTTTGATTATGTGTCGTTGATTCGGCAGACAAGAGCGGCTGAATCGTGATCGTCCAGTGTGGTTCCTGGTAGCGCCCGGCCTTCTTCGCGGGCATCACCACGATCTCGGTTCCGAACACTTCCAGCGCGCGACGCTTCAACTGGAACGGCATGACGTCCAAGCTGTCGACCGCGAATTCGCGAAACCAGGCCTGCACCTCGTCGAGTCGAGCCTCGGCCAGGGCCCAACCCTGACGCCGCGTCTCGAGTCGCTGGCGCGCCTCGGTCAGCTTGACGATGTTGGCACTCGTCTCGTCTAGCTTCTGGCTGATCGACGCGATCGACAGTTGCTCCTTCACCAGGCTTAGCGACTGCGTCAGGTTCGTGCGTACCTGCTCCAGCTGAGCGATCGCTCGATCTGTTGAGGCGACGTCGGCCTCGACCGGATCGGTCTGACGCATCCGCTCAATCTCTCGCTCGAGCGTCGTCGGATCGAGTAGCAGCGGTCGGACCCGCGACCAGACTGCGTCGACGAGTTGGCGAGCCGAGACGATCAGGGCACCTGCGCCATTGCCTGGCGTATCACGATCGTGGAAGTAGGCGTTGCAGCGGTACTTTGCCGCAGTCATGCCCCGCTTCGTGCGCCTGGGGCCCTGGAAGTACATCTTGCCGTGCTGGCCGTCAGGACCGACGCACGCGCCACACCACACCATGCCGACGAGCAGCGTCTCTTCGGCCAGCTCATCGGCCGGAGTGCCGTGCCCGCGGCCTGCGCGCCGGGTAGCCTTCGCCTGACGCTCGCCTCGCAAGAGGCGCGCCTTGTCGAACGCTTCGCGAGTGATTACAGCTTCGTACACGTCATCGCGTAGACGCACCCACTGGTCTGGGGGCAGCTGCTCTTTGCGTTTGACCATTCGGCCGTTCACGTTGACCTTGACCGTCCGGCTGCGATTGGCCCAGGCCTCGCCGCAGTAGCCGACTTCGTTCAGGAGCTGGCTTACGATCGACGGCGTCCACTTGCCGCCCTTCAACTTGGCCTCCACCACCGTGCCATCCGGCAGCGTCTTGGGTCGGCCATACCAGGCGGGTTTGGGCGGCGGCACGTTCAGTCTGATGAGCTCCTGTGTGATGGCGCGCACCGACCAGCCCTTCAGGCACCAGGCGAACATGCGACGGACCCACTGCATCTCGTCCTCATTGATGCGGAAGCCGATCTTCTTGGGTGGATTGCGTTTGCCAGGGTCAGGCACCTGCCCGTCGATGTACGCGTAGCCGTATCGCGCGCCGCGGGCGGCAGGATTGGGCCGGCCATACAGATGCACGCGGTCATGGCGGGCAATGCCGACACGCTTGCGAAGGTCGATGACCTCCTGCTTGGACTTGTAGCCCTTGGCTGCTCGCATCAGATAGCCCAGCGGCGAGTCGTCCGTGAAGTCATCGCCCGAGCCCACCACGCGAACCTCAACCTGGAAGTGCCAATGCTCGCGGATCACGAGCTCGAGCCACGCCGCATCGCGCGCGAACCGATCGTCGCGTGGATAGACCACAGCCTGGACCAGCCCGTGGCGCGCCCGTTCGCGCAGGATGCTCAGCAGCGGACGCTCGTAGATATCTTCGCCAGAGTGGGTCTCACGAAACACGTCGCCGCGACGGACGCGCCAGCCGTTGCTGTGCGCCTCGACCAGGCCGTCCAACCGCTGGTGATCTAGTGAGTAGCCCTGCTCGAGTCGAGGGTCGCTGACCCGTTCGTACAGAGCCGCGAAAGGACCCTCTCCAGCTAAGACGACCTCATCCGCGAGCCCTGGCACCAGAAGGCGACGAAAGGCCTCCTGGACAGGTAGCGGGTAACTTGACAAGTCGACATCAGGAGCGGCAGCGGTTTCCGCAAACTCTGTCGGCGAGGAATTCATGGGCGGTCAGCCTGCTCGGCCCTGATGCGTGCAGCGATTTCTCTGATCGCCTGGTAGACCGGGGCCAAGGCGCCCGCTTCGGCTTCGCGTACCTTGTCGCGCACTTCGGCGGCGAAGACTTGGGCAAGGTCATCCACTAAATCTTCGCGAATCGGTTTGTCGTCCGGTGGTACGGTAGTCACCGCAGGTTCAGTCCTTTCACACTGGTGGATCTGCCATTGCCCCGGCCGAACGACATTCGGTGCGGGGCCTTTCTCTTTTACTCGCCCTCGGTGAGTTGGCCGAGCGGGACGTCCAGGGCTGCGGCGAGCTTGCGGATGGTCTTGGGCCGGGGCAAAGGGTAGCCGCGCTCGACGTTGATGATGACGTTGCGGCTCACGTCGGCGTGGTCGGCCAGCTCCTGCTGGGACAGGGCGCGCCGCAGGCGCTGGGCGCGCACGCGTTTGCCCAGCGCGAGCGCGAATTCAGTCTCTGATTCGTTCTGCATGTGCCCATTATATGTTGCATCGATGTAGCGCCTGCAATATACTTTGGATATGCAAAGAGAGCAGGCCAGCGTCGTAACCGCCGACCTGCTCGAAGCCAACACCAGGAGTCAGCTGATGTCAACCATGATCACCCTACCAGCAACCGACCCGCGCGGTGCCAAGGCCGTCGCGATCGCCACCGACGCCGGCCAGTGGCTCAAGTGCTACCTCAAGGACGGCCGCAAGGCGTACGGCATCCGCTCCAGCGCCGACAGCAACCAGATCTACTTCGTCACCCGCACCAGCTGCACCTGCCCCGACGCCCGCCGTCACGAGTGCAAGCACATGCTGGCCGTCCAGCTCCACTGCGCACTCGTTGCCGAGCAGCAGGCGCCCGCACCGAAGGCGGATCTGAGCCGCATCCTCGGCCGACCCCAGCGCGGCGTCATCCCCGCGGCGCTCATCGAACGGGAGGACTGAGTGATGACCCTAGAGGACCTGGCCGCGCGCGTCGCCCGCCTCGAGGAGCACCAGGGCCTGGCCACCAGGGCCGACCTGGTGGAGGTCCGCGTCGAGCTCAGTCGCGACATCGCCAACCTGGCGACGGGCATCGGCACCGACCTGCGCGAGATCCGCGCGCAGCTGACCACTCAGGGCCAGGATCTGGCCGGCATCCACGCCGAGTTGGCCGAGATCCGTCATCTGCTCGAGCGCCGGGCGTTCCGCTGGCCGTGGGAGCGCGCATGAGCGTCGCCACCGACGCGTCCAGCGCTTACTTCGGGTGGCGCTACCACCACCCGCACGAGGCCGAGGACCCCAGCGCGATCTGGGGCGCGGCCTGGCGCGCCGGCGGCCGCGCCGCCATGCAGGATAGCTCCCGCCTGGTCGAGCTCGTGCCGCTACTGCGCGAGCTGCTCTATCTGCTCGAGGACGGTGCCGTCGAGGACCTCGTGCGCGCCAGCGATCGCCGCCCAGCGCCGGCCTTCGACGACGACGAGTGCGAGGTGCAGTGGTGATCGACAAAATTCTTCCGACGCTCGCGGTGGTAGCGGTTACGTTCGCGATGGTGCACGGCGACATGCCGCGCGACATCGGACTGGCGCTGCTCATCATCATGCTGCTGGGACGCATCCTCCAGGAAGTGAGGCGCAAGCGATGAACGGGCGTGTGCCGACCGAGGACGTCGAGGGCATCGTCGAGAGCGTCAACCCGACGGGACTCAAGATTGGCGGCGCGTGGGTCAACGTCTCGCGCTTTCACCCGGTGCAACTCCCCGACGCCGGCGCGCACGTGCGGCTCAAGATCGACCCGAAGGGATACATCGTCGACATGCAGAACCTGTCGCCAGATCCAGGTCCCGCAGTTTTGAGCGCGAAGGACGACCGCATCACGCGGCTCGCCGTACTCAAGGCCGCGGCCGAGTTCGTCGGCTTGTGGGGCCAGAGCCGCGAAGAGGTCAAGAGCGAGCACGTCCTGGTCATCGCCGATAGGTGGCTCAAGTGGGTCGAGCAGTGAGGTATGTCGAGTGGTTGACAGCGCCAATCCTAGGGGTCACGGCCGCGTTCAGCTATGCGCACGAGCAGTACGGCACCGCGGCGATCGCGGCGGCGTGCGCCGGCCTGGTGCTCGGCGCGCAGCTCGGCGTCAACCTCGCGACCAGACGGAGAGGCTAAAATCGCCGGCGCAAAAATACCGCCGCGCTGGGTCAACAGCCGGCGGCGTGCCACCGAAAGGAAGGGCCTCTCGATGTACGAAGACCCTAGCACCCCGGCGAACATTCCGGTAGGGGGAAGGGATCTTGGTAAAGCAACTGCCGCTGCAGCAGTCGCAGCTGGATCAACTCATCGAACGCATGGAGGCGGTCCAGCCAGATCCGCCGTCATTCGGCACACCCGTGGGGTGCTCGCGAGCGACGGGCAGAAAACATCCGGTGTACCTGGGCATCGTGAAGTGGTTCGTGACGATGCACACGACGTCAGTCCGTAAGGGCCGCCAGTTTCTGATGGGGGAAACGCACGCTGGGCCGGCCTGGTACCTCAACAGCACCACGGACGACCTCACCGTCGGCTCGCCGCTGATCGACCTGGACGTGCTCGACACGCACAAGCTGTTCACCGACGAGGGCTATCGGTACAAGGCAGTATTCTGTGACCGCGGCAAGCCAAGGGCCATCATCCAGCAGTTGCGCTATGCGATCGAGGCTGGCAGATTCGGCACAGGGGGCGAGGTGGACGTGCTCCACGGTCCGTTCGAGGAGGTCCTCCCGCCGTACCTCGATGCACTGCATGGAAAGGGACTGTGTGGCGTGCTGTTCGTGGACGCCAACGGCTCAATGTCCCGAGCCATGGTGGAGATGTTCCAGACATACGCCTATCAGCTGCGCTACGTGGACATCTGCATCTGGCACCAGGCCAACGTGCGGCGCCGCTTCAACGGGCTGCACCCGTCGGCGACGCAGCCGGGCGGTGCCTGGTATGGCGCGTTCCAGAAGTATGACTACCGCCCGTTGCGCGAGTTGCTGCCCGATCTGGGCAAGCGCCGCTGGCTGATCCGCAAGCCGTTCAACGTCGGGAACGGCACCGCATGGACGATGCTCGTGGGGTCGAACTGGGACAAGCTCCCGGAATGGAGAGCTGGAGAAATGTACCGCCTGGACTCACCGATGGGGCAGGCAATCCTGACGGAGTGTGATGGATGATGCAACCTGCCCTGCCAGCAATGGAGGCAACGCGCTGGCCGCTGGCGCGGCTCAAGCCGCACCCGAAAAACGCCGAGATTTACGGCGACACAGCCGACGCGGAGTTGCTGCGCAGCGTGAAAGAGCACGGCGTACTTACGCCGATTACAGTGACCGCGAGCGGTGTAGTCGTCTCGGGTCACCGTCGGCTGGTCGCCGCGCGCGCCGCGGGACTCACCGACGTCCCGGTGACGCCGTTTGGCTCTGAGGATGCGCTCGACGTGGTTGAGGCGCTGATCGAGTCGAATCGCCAGCGCAGCAAAAACGGTGAGCAGATCGGCCGCGAGGCGGGCGAGCTCCACCGGGTCATCAGCGCGCGCAACGCGAAGGTGCAGCAGGCCGGCAAACCTTCCCGCGATATTGCGGGAAGGTCGCGCAAGGAGCGCGAGACCGTGGCCCAAGTTGCGAAAAAGCTCGGTGTTGGCCAGAAGAAGGCCGAGGAGGCGCGGCGCGTTGTCCAGGCGATGGACGAACTCTCAGCCAACGGAAAGACCCAGGAAGCCCAGCGACTCCGCCAGACGCTCAACGGTCGCAGCGTGCACCGCGCCTACAGCGACGCCGAACGCAATGGCTACATCGCGCCGACGCTGAAGCCCGAGAAGGTCGCCGACACCGCGCCGCCGCCACTCGTCCTCCTGGGCGAAGACCCGTCGATCCCACGGTTAGTGACGCTCCCCGTGTGGCGCTCATTGTCCGACGAGCAGCGCCAGCAGGTCCTCGCGCGGCCGCGGTCGAAAAACGCGCAGTTCAACTGGCAGGTATCCGATGACATCGAGTGGGCGCGCTGGTCGTGGAACCCGATCACGGGGTGCCTGCACAACTGCCCGTACTGCTATGCCCGCGAGATCGCTGAGCGGTCCGAGGCGTACCCGCAGAAGTTCGTGCCCACGTTTCTCCCCGAGCGACTATCGGCGCCGCAGAACACGCGCTACCCGACGCCTGAGGACATCCGTCGCGAGCCAGCTCGCAAGAACGTGTTCACCTGCTCCATGGCGGACCTCTTTGGACGGTGGGTGCCCGACGCGTGGATCGAGGCGGTCATGCAGACCGTCCGAGCTAACGCGCAGTGGAACTATCTGTTCCTGACAAAGTTTCCGCAGCGGCTGGCCGACGTCGACTTTCCTGACAACGCGTGGGTAGGCACCACCATCGACGCCCAGGTGCGCATTCCGGTGGCCGAGAAGGCCTTCGAGCGCGTGAATGCGAAGGTGAAGTGGCTGAGCTGCGAGCCGATGCTCGAAAACCTGCGATTCAGCCGTCTCGACCTGTTCGACTGGGTGGTGATCGGCGGGGCCAGTGCCAACGCCGAATCAGCGACGCCGGCGTTCCGGCCGCCGCGGCAGTGGGTGAATGACCTGTGGTCCCAGGCGCGCGACGCTGGCTGCTTGATCTACGAGAAGACGAACCTGCTCGAGCGCGTGCGCGAGATGCCCGAGGCACGCGAGATGCCCAGCGTGGATGTCGCGTCAGCGTTCAAGATGCAGTACCTGCAGCGCGACATGCTCGAGGCGAAGTCGTACGTGCGGGAAATGGCCCGTTAGCGTGTCTGAGCTGGGCCAGTCGCTTATCCGTCTCGCCATGGCCATCGGCAATCTGTGGTGGTCGCTCGCCTTGCTACTCTCCGCGCTCGGCGTTCTCGTTCGATGGCTCATCCCCTAGCACGCAACTGCGGAACCTTCACCAGGGCGCTCTGGCGGCGCTAGAGAGGATGGACAACATGACCGGGGAAAGTATCAACCGCATCATTCGTGAAGTTGGCGAGGAGTCTGACATGAGATTGCGATTTGAGCGCCGCAGGGCGATCCGCATGGGGCTGGACTGGAGGAAGGTCCTCCGTCGCTATCAAATCGCGCGGCTTGAGCACCTTGACCGAGAGGCGCTAGAGAGGCGCTAGGAAGAGGTAATGGTGCATATGTCTACCAAGCGCTTATGAGTCGGCGTGACGTTCACTACTCGCACGAATGCGAGCGCGGTGATCACGAACGGTGTACGAGACTGTTCCGGGACGACTCAGGCTGTTTCGGAACTGCACGAGCCTGTGCTTGTGACTGCGGGCATTTAGGTGAGCGGCAACGACAATCTGAACGAGATGCACGCCTCGCTGCCGCGTTAGCCGCACTTGGGCGAGATAAAGATGGTTATGTCTAGCAAGTCTGAGGCAGAAATCGAGGCTGATGAGGCCATCGACACTTTCGATGAACTAGTACGCCAGCGCGACGAACTTCGCGCCGAGAACGAGCAGTGGCGCACCGACTGGCTCAACATGCAAGCCGAAAACGAGCGGCTCGAGGCGTTGAACCTTACCCAGGCTCAGCGGATTGCGTCGGACTACGCCGAGATCGAACGGTTGCGGGCGGCGCTGCGGCTCCTGGCATATCAGGCTGACCAGCATCCCTTGAAGATCGCCGAGATATCCCAGGAAGTGCTGCTCGATCTTCTTGCTAGAGATAAGTGCCGTTAGATCAATCCGGTTCTGTCGGCCGAGGCTTGCGGACGATCCGCCAGCGACTGCCGATGACGTGGATCAGCAGATACATGAAGGCACCGCCGAGCATGCCGTCGACGAACGGCGGCGTGTGCCCTGCGAGGTCAGAAAAGACCTCGTATACGAGCTGCACACGCTAGGTCAACCGTGCGATCGCCAGTCCCGCAAAGAGCCCAAATACCACCGTCTGGCTCAGGGGCAGCACGCCCACGAGCCCGAGGATCGCCAGCAGCAACACCACGAGCGCGATGATCGCGCCGATCGTCCAGGGATACGTCCCAACAGCGAAAGTAGGCATGACTCCTCCCTCAGGCTCGGCCCGTGATCCACATCCACAACGCTAACGCGTTCCTAGGATCCAAAGTCCGTTCCAGCTGCCCCAGGTCGCGGCCTCGCTGGCGTCCATCTCCTGGCCGACGCCCTTCCAGTTGGGAGCTGGATTCGCGAGGAAGAGCACGCCGTCGGCAGCGTCTCGCGCGCCACTGTGGTGGTACCAGCGCGCGCCGTTGATCTGAAGCGGGTAACGCCCGACCACCGGGGCCACGTCGTCTACGGTCAGGTGCTGCTTGCGCTCGACGGTGTAGCCCAGCGCCTCAAACATCGTCTGCAGGTCGTACATGTCCGCGCGCGCGAGGCCGTAGGCGGGATCGACCGCGCCAGGATAGGTGGCAGCCCTCAGGGCATCGACCACGTCCCACTCGTTCCAGGGGCGCCCCAGGCGGTCATCGCCCAGACTGTTGAGCAGCCACGCGCTCGAGGCGCAGCTGCACGTCCAGTCGGCAGTCTGAATCACCGCTGGTGTCCAGGCGTCGTACGCGGCCAGCGGCTCCTCCGGGCCAGGGTCCGGGTAGGGCGGCTGCGGGGTGGGCGTCCAGGCTCGAGAAGGGGCCCAGACCGCGGCGCTAGTCATTCGCGAGCTCAGCCCCGCTCTCCGAGCTCCAATTAATGACGGCGCCAGACGAAAAAGCTTGCTGGGTGCCGACTTCGGTCTGGATCTCGGGCGTGACCGGCACGCCGATGTACTGCGGCGGGTCGGCCTGACGCAGCGAACGCCAGTACTTGTAGATCGCCGAGTCGTAGTTGAACTGGCCTGGGCCGATGACCGTGGCCCACAGTTGCTCATCGATGTAGCTGCCTGCCATCTACGCCTCCGGGGCCGCGAGGATGTGGTCGCCGTCTGCGGAGAGATACGCCGGGTTGGTGCGCATCAGCACGTCATACTCGGCCAGGTCGTGGATGACCGCCACCCCGTTGTCGGGCCCCACGCCACCGGCCGGCTCCATACCCAGGATGAGACGGTCGGCCTGGCGGTAGACCACCTGGAACATGCTGGGCGCGCTTTCGCGTGTGGAGACCTGAGCGGGACTGTCAAGCTGCCAGCGTCCGGGCCCGTCCATGCGGTTGCAGTTGAGTCTGACGTGCGCGGTGGGCGTCGCGGTGGTGTCGTTCGGCTCGGTCTGGCCGCACGCGCAGCCGTCGAGCTCGGTCTTGTTGACGAACATCTGCTGCACGTCAGCGGGTGCCGCGCCGCCGCCGACCGGGTGCGTCGAGGTCGCGCCGCAGCCGTCGGGGCAGACGAGCACGATGAAGTTGTGGTCGTGGCTGCCGTCCATCTTCGTGGCCCACTGGACCTCAGCAGCGGGGATGGTGCCACTATGGCCCGGTTCGTCGAACACCACGTCGATGGAGCCGTCCGCGTTGAAGGTGACCGGTCGGACGCTCATGGATTGCTCTCTGCTGTCAGGTACATGCCTGAGAGATCAGGGACGAACGAGAAGGAACCTGCTGCTGTCACCACAGAAGCTAAATAGCACCCCTGCGTGTCTTTTCCGGTGCGCGGCCCAGGATTGGGTTGTGAGCAGTTCGTCACAGTCCACGTTCCGACCCGCGTGAGTGTAGGAGAGACAGCCTTGGGCACCTTGAATGACAGCCCATACGCGGCGGTTGCCCCTGCCGCGGCGTACCCCTGTAGCTCGCCATACAAGACCTCGTAGTACCGGAGGCACCGCGCCAGGTCGTCCGCCGGGTGCAGCGGCACGTAGTTGACAGCCTGCGAGCCGACCACCAGGCAGGCGTTGTCGATGTAGGCCGTGCAGGTGGCCATCAGGGACACACCCACATACACGCTTGTCGCTCCTGCTGGCACAGCGGCAGACACCGTAAGCGTCTGATATGTCCCGTCTCCGGTGTGGATGGTTCCCAGGGCCGGCGTCGAGTCGACCTGAAGGAATGCTCGCACGGCACTGGCCACCGAGGTCCTGACGCGAATGGATAACGTCACCGTTTTCCCTCGCAATGCCGCGTAGTCAGTACTCACGACCAGCGTGTTGAGTAGTGTGGAGGTGCCGCTACCGCCTCTGGTGAAGGTACACGCGGCGCAGGCACCAGACGGAGCGCCGTCGGCATTCGCCGTGTCTCGGCTAATGCTCAAGCTATCCCCCGCTTGTGCCGAGTTCGACCAGCGATCAGCCGACCACGCACCGGCTGTTGCAAACGGGCCGTTGCCTCGCTGCCAGATCTCGAAGCCACCGTTGGTCAGCAGGTTGGCGCGTGCGACGTCCGGGCCGAGCATGGCGTTGGTGACGCTGCCAGCCGTCGGCGCGACACTCAGCCCCTTACCCGCCGTGTGGTCGTGCTGGTCGACCGCCAGCGCCAACGTCTGGACGTCTTCCTTCTTGAACAGGTCTGTTGCCGCGGTCGCGTACGGAAACTGCAAACCGCCCGTAAAGTTTGTCGCGTTCTGTCGCGCCATCTAAACCTCCGTGAGCACCGTCGACCACTGCACGGCCTTGACCGTCAACGACCCGCGCCACTGCCGCCCTATCTCGTCGAAGCTCTGCGAGATCGCGTAGTCGGTAAATGACAAATCCTGCACGCTCTCGTCCGGCAGGGTGCAGGTGACCGCCCCTGGTGTATCGACCGCCTGCTCGACCAGCTTCTGAATCGCCCGTCGCCCGATCCGCATCGGCACGCCGTCCCGCCGCACCAGCCCGTCAGAGCACAGGATGATCAGCTCAACCTGCATGTAGCGCCTGGGCCGCAAGGCATGCCCGATCGAGACCGCCGACACCAGCGGCGACGACGTATCCGCCGTGTTGGTCAGATGCACCCTGAACAGCGCCTGCACCGTCGCGGCCGTGGTCGGCATCGCCACGATCTCATACGTCATCGAGTCGAACGTGTTGCCGAGTGCCGTCCAGCTCGACGCCGCGGGATCGAGCTTGTACTCGACGGTCACGTAGTTGCTCGGCGACAGGTTCGCGCCGGTGACGCTGATGTGGCGCAGGCTCTTGACGCTGGCGTGGTAGCCGCCGTGCCAGATCGGCAGATCGACCCAACTGTCGCCAACGTGAAAGCGGTACGCGCTGCACGCCGCGGGATTCGGGACGCACGAGTTGACCAGCCAGCCGATCGTGCCGTCGCTGAAGCCGAGATACGTCCTGGTGTGCCCCGCGGGCGCGCCGATCTTCGACACAAACAGCGACTGAATCGCCTGGTTCACGAACGGCACGCTCAGCGAGCCGTGCCAGGCATCGACGTGCACGGCGTCGAAGTTGGACGCGTTCGGCACCGCGGGCGAGGCGATCAGCGACTGCTGCGTCACCCAGCCGCCGAACTTCATCAGATAGCCCGTCAGCGTGTCAGGGTTGAAGACCGCCGCCAGGGCGAACATCGAGCCCACGCCCGTAAACGCCGTGATCTTGCCGCGCACCGGCGAGTCGTTGTTGACCAGCTTCTCGGGCCCGGTCTCCTGAATGGTCAGGTTCGGGTCGATGCGGTACAGATTCGTGCCGTAGGCGGTGTACAGGTCGTTTTCGAACTGACCCCAGGCCTTGCCGTTGTTGGCATCGACGCCGAACTGCAGGAACGGGAAGAGCTGATGGTCCTCGCCGGCACCGTCCAGGGTGTACAGCCCGTCGGTCTTGGCGATGATCAATGTGCCTGCCGCGGTCAGCATCAGACTGGTGATGATCGAGCTCTTGTCGCCCGCTCGGAAGATCAGCGACGTGAAGTTGGCCTCGTTGGTCGGGTCGGCGTTCGTGTCGCACTTTCGCAAACGGTTGGTATCGTCGGCCCACCAGAACTCGCGCCCGATCGCCGCGAACGCGAGCGCCCCGAACGTCGCCATCGGCGCGTACGTCGTGCCATCGCTCGTCCACTGCGCCACACCAGTCGAGAGCGCGAAGAACGCCCGCGGCGTGCCGTCGAAGTTGCTGGTGAAGACCTCGACGTTCAGGATCGCCACGCCAGCGCCGAAGTCCTTGGACACAGACCAGGTCGCGTCGTCGACACGCTTGAGCACGTAGCGCCCCTGGGCGCAGTACAGCACCCCGCCGAGCTCGAAGAACGTCCTGACGCCCGTCGTGGCGTCGTGCGGTGCAGGCGTCAACAGCGTGATCTCAGGCCCCTTGCACCACGGCCACACGCTCAGGTCGACACACTGCGCGTCCTGGTAGCGGTAGTCCTGCCACTTCTCCTGTGTCTTCAGGCCCATACCCAGGACCAGCGACTCGTACGGCTCATCACGGTCACCGATAGGCGACATGCCCGCGTAGGTGAAGTCGGGCGGCTGAACCTGGGCGATGTCCTGCAGCTTGCTGCTGGTCAGCATCGGGTCGCCGGGCTTGGCCTGCCCCAGCAACAGGCCCGTGTTGCCAATTTTGAAGTGAAAGGGAAACGGCGAGCGCCGCGCCGACAGGATGCTCACGAACGCACCGCGGGCCCGAAGCGCCGCCTCGGCTTGAACGTCAGCGTCGGCGCGACCGCGGTGAAGTGCTGCCGCGAGCGGTCGGCAAACCATGCGTTGGCGGTCGCCTGGTCACGGATCAGCCGTTGATTCGCCTGCGGCTCGAGCACATGCCCGAATCGCCGCCAACCGACCGCCAGCGCGGAGCTCGCCAGCCAGTCACGCTCGATCGGCGCCTCGTCGGTCTCCGCGGACAGCCCCGACTGGTCGCCGTAAGTGCCGCCCGCGGCTCGGCAATGGTCGTACGCGCGCTTGTAGCAGCGCAGGTAGATCGTGTCGCCGTCGTTGAACGTGCGGGTGTTGGTGTTGAAGATGAACGTCCCACCGTCGCGCTCGATCGCGCCGAAGACGGGGTTGTCGAACGGATCGTCTTCATAGGGACTGTGACCGATGGGCAGCATGCCCGCCTGACGGACGTGGTTGGCGTCCTGCAGCCATGGCGCGATCTGGCCCAGGTCGTGCCGTGTCACGCCCGGCTGCGCCGTACACGCCACATCGACCGTCATCCAGCACTGCTTCAGCCCGTCGTTGATGAGCTGGTGCAGCGTCGGCACGTCGAACGGGCCCAGGATCTCGAAGCGTTCGCCGAGCCCGCTGACGCCGAGGTCCTCGAGGTCCTCGTACAGCATCAGCTCGAGCCCCTCGTAGGTGAACGCCTCCAGGTACATGTAGCTCGAGCCGCCCGCCGGCGCGATCGGCGACATGATCCAGTCCAGGTCGGGCGTGATCGTGCCCGTCGGCGGGTCGTACGACAGCACATAGCGATGACGGTCGTGGATCTGCAGCGCGTCCGGACGGTACAGCGGTCGCTCCGTCAGCAGGTCGTTCTGCGGGATGCCCGACTTGATCGGGTAGTTTGAGCAGATCAGCTTCGTCGTGTCCGAGCCGCTGGTCGCCCGCACGTCATACGATTCTGGCCCGATATACGGACCGCTCTCGACCGCGACCGCGCGACGGTACTGCGCGAGGGTTGGCATCAGACTACGGCTCCCCAATCAGCGGCGGCGGGCCCTGTGGGCGCGGTGACGGGACGAGCGGCGGCGCCAGTGACGAGACCGCGCTCACCCCGACCGCCGGTGGTGGAGTCACGACCACCGTCAACAAAAGCGGCGCCGCGGGTGCGCCTGTGCCCACCAACACCGGCGGTGTCGGCGCCGTCGTCGGGTCGAGCGGCGGCCACGGCCCATGCAGGACGTGGAGCTTCAATTCGCCGAGTAACCAGGTCGTGCCGTCGAACTGAATGAACACGCGCTGCAGCTGGCGGAAGCTGACCAGTCCCGTCGAGCCGAGTACACCGCTCAGAGCGCGCGGCAACAGACGATTGAGCGTCGTCACCGCGTTCGAACCCAGGTTGCCGACCAGCGAGCGCGTGAAAATCTTGCCCAGCAGGATGACGCCGCTCGAACCAAGCAGACCGCTCAACGCACGCCGCAGCGTGCGTGACGTCGGCAGCACGCCCGACGGCGTCAGTGAACCGCCCAGGCTCAGCCTGACCGCACGCGCCCTGCCAAGCGTCCCAGAGCTCGGCAAGGTACGCGTGATCGATAGCCGCGCGCCCTCCAGGACGCCATACGTCGGCGCCGCCTCGAGCGTCGTGTACGTGTTCGAGCCGTTGTCCCATATCGCGTAGGTGTTGAGGCTGGCAGTCGCCGGCACTCATCTAGCCGCCCGACGTGACCGTGGCCACGTACGTGGCGATGATCGAGTCACCCGAATTCAGGGCTAACGCCGTGAACAGCGAGCGGTCCCACAACGTCCCGCCGCCAGTCGCGGCCTGCGAGAAGAGCCCGTGCTCGGTGATCGACACGTTGGCGTCGACGGTGATGGTCGCCACTGACTGGTACTGGTTCGCCGCCGGCGCCGACTGCACCCCCGTCGGACGCACGTTGTCCGTCGAATACTGCGTCGTCAGCTCAGTCGTCAGTGTCGTGTTGCCGACCGCCTCGGCGCCTGCGCCCGTGCCCAGACCGTGAAAGTTGAAGGTCTCGAGCTCGACCGTGTTTCGGAAGGCGTTCACGACCGCGGCCGCGCCGGCGTCGGTGATGACCTTCCTGGACACCACGCCGTAGTCGTTGATGTTGCCCGAGAACCCGTCGATGACCTCCAGCTTCAGGCTCGACTCGATCAGGCACGTCGAACGAATCGCGTCGACCAGCTCGAGCGCCAGCTCTTCGGGCAGATAGAGTGCCGCCTTCGCGACCAGCAGACCGAGGCGCGAACGCGGCTCGAAGTGCAGCAGACTACGGAAAACCGTAGGCGGCATGAACGTGAGGGTCATCAGGGTTCCTCGAGCGCCGCGGTGACCGCGACCTGCGAATGACCGCCAGCCTGGACGACGACCAGCGTCAGGATGTCGCCGATATCGACCGCGCGGTGATCCGGCAGGAACGACGTGAACCGTCCGCTCTTCGCCGCCGGCAGCGTCGGACGATGCGTCGGGTCGGTGTACACGCTGGCGCCGTTGTTGCGTACGTCGATGATCGTCGCCGTTCCGCCACTCGCGCCGCACGCCGCCACGACCGTCCGCATCTGCGCCCTGGCCGGCGCGACCATGATTGCCAGCACCTGACCGCCCGAAGGTGACGTCACCGCGCCGCCGGTCAGAAAGCCCTGCACCCTGGTCGGATCAGCCATCGTTACTGCACGTCGATAACGGGTCGACCCGCGCGCTTGATGACGATGGACGCCTGGTTGTTGCGGTTGGCCTTCACGACCTGCTCGACGTCTTTATACGCTCGGGCGTAATCGGCTTCGGACGTGATGCCGACCTCGCGCATGGCGTCGGCCTTCGACATGTTCAGGAACCGCGCGCCGTCGATGACGTCGGGCGTCGGATCCTCAGGCACTGGTCGGCTCCGGCTCGGGCACCTCGTCACCCTCGTCTTCGGGCTCGTCGGGCACCGGCGGCGTGGGCGGCGGATCGGGTACGGGCGGCGTGGGATCAGGCGTTTCGCGCATATGCAGCTCCTACGACGTGGTGAACGTGCGGTCGGTCGAGTAGGTCGTCAGCCCGTTCGCCGTCGCGCGGATGCGGTAGTGATAGAGCGTGCCCGTCGTCAGCCCGGTCAGCGGCTTGGTCATCGGCCCAGATCCGCCGCCTTCGACGTTCAGCAGACCATAGCCACTCGTCAGCCCGTACTCGACCTGATTCGTGCCCGCCGGCTGGATGGTGTAGTTGATCGTCGCGCCGGTGGTGGTGATGCCCGAGACCGAGATGGCGCTGATCGTCGGCGCCGTACCCACCGCGCCACTGGTCGAGCCGTTCGGCGGCGTCGCCACGGCAGCATCAGTCGGCCAGCCCCCAGGCTTGGCCGTGCCCTCGTTGCCGCGGTAGTCGACCGGCGTGTGCGTCCACAGTCCGGCAGACGCGCCGACCTGCGCCGCGATCATGCCGCTGATGTCGCCAGGCATCAGCTGCTCTTGCTGGCCTTCGGCGCCGCCGGCTCTTTGGCGGCCTGCTCAGCCAGGTACGCCACCAGGTCAGGAATGTCCTGCGTCGCGCCCTTGGAAAAACCCTTGCGCGCGTAGGTCTCGTCGTTGGCGACCGGCGCGATGAACGTGCTGCCGTCGGGTTTCGTCCACGTCGTGTAGCCCGTCGAGCTGACCTGCACGTCCGGGCCCGCGGTCGCGTCGGCGTACTTGTTCGGCTTCAGATCAAGCACCTCTTGCGGGCTCGCCGCGGCAGGCGGGAAGACGTACTCGGTCGGTCCGAGCTGGATCGGCGCCTGCGCCGGCGAAGGATCGACGATCGGCGCGGGCTTGGGTGCTGGAGCTTCGCTCATGCTGGACCTCCTGTCGGATTGCCGGAGCCTGACGGTCGCGGCGCTCGTCGACGAGCCTGGTCGATCGGGTCGTAGCCCGTGCCCTGGAACGGCTGACCACTGCCGAGCTTGGCCTGCAGCGACTCGAGCGATTCACGCTGAGTCTCGACACCTTGCAGCAGCGCCGCGTCACGCGCGTCTTCGCGAGCCTGGGCCCGCTTGGGCAGAATGACGCGGATGTCCTTGCCGGTCTCGCGCTTGATGTCCGCCAGGTAGTCGCGCAGCTCGTCGACCGAATACTCGTCGAACGTGTCCTCGAGATTCAGGTCGCGGTACCGCTCGCCGGCGCGACGGATGGCGTTGATGATGGCTGCCTTCTCGCGCTGCACCTTGAGGATCTTGGGGTACTCAACCTGCAGGTACTGCTGCTCTTCGCTCAGACCGCCGTCACGACCAGGCGTCTGCGACAGAATCTGGTAGCCCTTGTCGGCGTAGTACGCACGGTTGACCGGGTCGCCCTGCAGCATGACGACCGTGCCATCAGGCTTGAGAAAACGTCGATAGGGATAGTTGTAGTTCTGACCGTGGCGTGGCTGAGAAGCTGCTGGCGGCGTGCGCTCGAGCAGCTTGTCCAGGAACTCGTTACCGGTCAGACCGCTCTCTGCGGTCGTCATGTTTAGCTCGCTCCGTTGAGCAGGATGCCGAAATTGTCCCTCATCTCCTGGTGGCCGTAGATGACCTCGACCGCGAGCTTCCAGGCGAACACGTCGATGTCGTAGAAGACGTGGCTCTTGGGCGTCCTTTGGACCACGAGCGCCAGCGCGTCTCTGTGAAAAATGGCGTTGTTGGCCTGACCCGCGGCGGGCTTGACCAGGTTGGTGGTGACCGCCAGGTTCAGCCCGTACATGTCGCCGAGCATGCCGTTTTTGACGGGCGTGTTGCCGGTGCCGATATACAGCGCGTTGCTCCACCGATCCAGGGCCAGCTTGGCGACCTTCTCGGCCGGCGTCATGATGAAGAAGCGATCGTCCTGCGGCACGTCGGCATCGTCCAGCAGCTTGATGGCCGCCAGCACGTTGGCGTCCGACGCCGCGGTCCCCAGGGTCCCCACGACTTGCGAGAAACCGGCGAAGTCCGCCGCGAGCTTGGAGTCGATGTCCTTGGCCAACGCGTAGCCGAGCTTGCGCTGGTACTCGTTCTGCAAATCGATCGTGCTCTGGACCTTGGCGATGTCCTCAATGCCGAGCGCCGCATACGACCACAAATTCAAGGTGATCGTGGTCGCCGTTTCCGCGACGGTCTCGTACACGATCGCGGTGTTCTCGGCCTTGGCCCGAGCCGCGAGGTTGCCAATGCTGGCCACCTTGACGGTCTTGCCGACCGTGGCGTCCGCCTCGAATGAGCGGTTGACGCTCTTGGCGATGACCAGGTTTGCCTCCGTTGCGCGGAGGACCTGCTTGGACCAAATGTCGGGCGAGAACACGCCATCCGCGATGGTCTTGTCTACGAATTCGGTAGCGCCTGTCGGCACGATGGACCCCCTAGCGTTGTGTCAGGGGGATGCCGCGAGTGGATCTGTGGCGTACCCCCGGTTTTGGTTTGCCGTTCTCGTCGAACAGCGCCTCGTACTCGCGCATGGACATGGCTTCGATCTGCTCGTCGGTGACTTCGCGGACGCGACCGGGGGTTCCTGATTCGCGCTCGGGCACCTGTTCGTCGCCGTACACCTCGCTCAGCACCGACTTCCGCAGAGCAGACTCGCGACGTTGAAGTTCTTTTTCAACCGCGAGCTTGACGGCTTCGTCGTGCAGAGTCTGGAGATATTCAGCGACTCCTGCAGCCTGTCCTTTGCCTTCGCCAAATATTCTGCCGCCGATCTTCTCCTGAATGGAGGGATCGAGCGTTTGCTGGAACAATACGACACCGTCCATGAACGGGCTAGCCGCTTGGGCGGCTTGCTGCTGATTCAGCCGTTCCTGGTACTCCTTCTGCGTCAGCTCGCCCAGGGTGTACAGATCGTTATTGCGGGCGGCCTCGAGCTTGGCCTGCTCTTCGAGATCGCGCTGCTGCTGACGGATCAGCTCGCGCGCGCGGCGGTCGCCGACCTGGCCAATGAGCCCGCTGATGACCTCGTCGCGTTCGACCTGGTCGCGCGGCAGGTTCTTGAGCAGCAGCTTCAGCGCCTCGCTCGGGTCCGACGCTTCTCGGACGGACGCGAACCACTCCGGAGGCTCCGTCGGCCCCGGTGGCTCGTCGGTATGCAATGACGACGAGTCGCCGGCACGTTCTGGGGCCTCCGGAGTGACCGCTGGTGGGGTCGATCCGTTGGAACGTGGCGCTGCACGCCGCCGACCCCGAGCGCCTTGTGGCTCTTCGGATGGAGCCGGCGCAGCCTCGCGTTCTGCGAGCTCTTCCTCGATCAGGTCGGGATGGATGCCTCGATCACTCATCGTCATCGGGCATACCGCCAGGTCGGATGCCGCTCAAACTGAGCGCAGCCAAGAAACGCACGCCAGCACACGAGCACGGTCCGCTGTCGATACCAGCGACAACGACGGTTCACTTCTTGCTCCGGTCCACACCCTTGATCTTGCCGGCGTTCCTACTGGCGTAGAAGACCTGCTGCGCCTTCTTGGCGCCGTACTGCTGCTTCATCGCCGACATGATCTTGTTGCCCTTCTTGGTCAGCGGCATGGTCTACCTCTTGACCGCGCCCGTCATGGTGGTCGGCGCGGTGAACTGCGGAAGCGTCGCCTTGATCTGCGTCAGCGCGTCGTTCGGGTCGATGCCGTACTTCTCCTGCATACCCTGCAACACCATGCTCTGCGTCGATGGGGCGGCACGCATGAACTCGGTCGAGTTGACCTTGTTCGGCGTCGGAATAGCGTTCAGCACCTGGTTCATCGACGTCTGATTGGGTGTCGGGTTGCGGATGTCGTCGATCATCTGCTGCAGGTAGCCCATGCCGCCCTGGGTGTTGCCGCCCGCGGTCCCGACGCCGGCGACCGTATTCGGTGCCGAGAACGACGCTACACCGCCGCCGGCGAGCAGGTTGCCCATCTGGCCGATCGCCTGCTGCTGGCGGAACGGATTGGCCTGCAGCGACGCCGCCTGGTTGATCAGGCCCATCTGCTGCGCGTACGTCTGCTGCTGCGCGCCGAGCGTTGCCTGGCCGAGCTGCGGGTTGTTGACGCCCGCAACGCCGGCCTGACCGGGCATACCAGGCGCGTAGTACTGGCCGTACTGCGTCGCCAGGTCGTTGGCCTGCGTGAAATACTGGTTCTGCGCCGCGAGGGTTTCCTGGGGCGTGCCTGGCTGGTTCGGGTTCCACGTCCCTCCGGCAGCCTCGGTCGCCTGCCGAATAGCGTTGTTTGAGTCGGCGACCCACTTGTTCATGGCCGCGTTCCAGTCGCCGCCGTTGGACACGAAGTACGCCCGCTGCGTGGCCTGGTCCAGGTCTGAGAACTTGCCACCGCCGTAGTTGGTGCCCGGCGGCAACACCTGCGCTGGCGCGGAGTACATGCCCGTCACGCCCGCTTGCGCCGTGGCCTGATTGATCGCCGCGGTGTTCAGGTTGCTGTAGTTGGTCAGCCCCTGCATCGTCATCTGCGGCAGGTTGCTCGGCGGTGCCTGCTCGAGCGCCATCGCCGTTTGCGCCGGCAGCACCGTCATCGTGCTCAGGTTGCCGTTCCAGCCCATGGCCTGCGCCTGCGGGATGTTGACCCGCTGCAGTTGCCCCGTCGGCAGCACGTAGCTGAGCTGCACTGGCCCGTAGGTCTGCGTGTCGTACGTGTTCGGATCGAGCCGCACGAACGTGCCCGGCGTGAACTGCGACTGCGACGGCGCCACGTACATGCCCGTCAGACCCGCCGCACCCTGCGCCGTGCTGGCCTGCTGCGCCAGCTCTGACTGCGTCTGGGACGCGGCCGTACCAGTGAAGCCTGGGATGTAGCCGATGCTGCCGACGGCCTGTCCGGCAGGCAGCGTCGGAGTACCTGGTGGCGCGGGCTGGCCGACGCCGAAATTCTGGCCGTACAGCTCGCCGACCTGGTTCGTATAGGTCAGGTTGAACTGGCGGATCGCCTCCTGCGCGGCCTGCGTATTGCCGGAGGCAATCGCCTGCAGCAGCGACTGAATCGAGTTGCCGAGCTGTGAAGTATCAGCCATCAGACGGTCACCGGTGCCTGGAACGGCCCGTACGGCGAGTAGCCGGGAATGGGCAGCGTCGGAATCTGCGTCGAGCCGACGATGGGGCCCGTAGCCGGCAAGCCGATCGGACTGACGAACGCTTGCTGATAGGCTGGGTTGTACAGACCCGGCGTCGTCGGCGCGCCGCCCGCGGCCACCGGCACCTGACCAGCGGCAACCGCCCGCCCCTGCGGGTTGTCCATCAATCCTCGAGCATTCAGCGCCGCGGTGCTCGGCTGACCAGCGGTGCCCGCCGCCCGCGCCGCCGCGGCCTGCTGCGCGGCCAGGCTCTGCTGGAGACCGACGTTGGTCTGTCCCGCCGTCACCGGCGCCGCCATGCCGTTCGCGGTCGCGCCCTGGTTCGCCGCGGTCGTCGCCGCGACCAGCGGATGCGGCGCCCCGGTCTGCTGCTGCCACTGCGTGAACATCTGCGCCAGCGCCTGCTGCGCTTGCTGCGCCAGCGTCGGGTCGCCGCTGATCTTCGGGTCCGACGCCTGCACCATGCGCGCCGCGGCGTCGTACACGCCCTGACCGCCGCCGAGTTGCGCCGTCCAGTCGGTTAGCCCTTGCACCAGACCCTGGCCGACGCCCCCAGGGATGCTGGTCATCTTGCTGCCCGCTGCCGAGCTGATCAGGCTGTTGAGCGCGCCGGTCGCCGACGAAACCCTCTGGTTGAGCAGGCTCGCGCCGGTCGTCGCGTTGGCCTGCGCGTTGGTCAGGACGTCGCCAGCGGCACCACGCGCCGCGTTCAGGGCGTTGATGTCGTTGGTCATCTTCGCGTTGGACGCGTCGATGATCGACTTGGCCTCGTCCACGGTGATATCGCCCGAGACGACCTGCCCCGATAGGTGCGATGCCAGATCCCTCAGCGCCTGACTGGCAGTCACGCGGCCCTTGTTCTCGGTCCAGATCAGCTTGCTCGGGTCGTTCGGATCTTGAATCTGGATGTACGGCGCCGTCGTGTTTGGCGCGGGTACGGTCGCCGCGGGCGGCGTGTAGTTGACGTTCGGCGTGTCCGACAGGACGTTGCCCTGGTCGTCGCGGATGACGATGCGCTTGAGCGTCGTCGTGTTGTCGACCGTCGTCGGTCGGCTCACGCCCGGCGGTAGCTCGTACCCGGTGCCATCCGCCTTCAGGACGTAGGTCGTCCCGTTCGACGTGATCGTTGGCGGAGGCTTGCCGCCCTGCAGCTTGGTCAGCTGCTTGGCCGAGTCCGTCTCGTTCGGGTTGAACGAGTAGATCGAGCCATCGGGATAGGTGACGATCTGAATCGGCGAGTGCGGGTCGATCGTCGTCAACAGGGAGACCTTGTCCGTGTCCTTGTCGTACGAGTAGATGCCCGTCGCCGTCGTGATGACCTGCTTGCCGTCGGCCTGCGTCGCGACTGCGTGGAGCGACTTGTCACCGGTATCGATCAGGCCGATGACGCGCTTCTTGTTCGGGTCGTTCGGGTCGATGACGTTGGTGAACGTGCCTGACGGCTTGGCGTTGGGCGCCGCAGTGACCGACGCCGCGACCTTCTGCGACTTCGGGTCGTAGAACCCGGAGACCTGCGTCGGGTCGTTCGGGTTCATGATCTTGACCCAGGTCGACGGGTCGCCTAACTGCTGCTCGCCCTCGAGCTTGAACGGCGCCGTGCCAGCGGGCGCGGCGGGATCGCGCACGTAGACCGCGGGCTTGGTCGGGTCGGTGATCGGCTGCAGGTTGGCATCCAGCCGCTCGAGCCCCGCCGCGGGCGTCGCCGTCCTGGTCGTCGAGTCCGGCTTGAGGGCAGTGCCGGGGTCCGTGACCTGCAGGACCATGACATCCGGCGAGTCAGGCGGACTATCGTCGCGCGCCTCGAACTGCGTCCCATCCTTGAAGACGTACCGATAGATCGGATTCGGGTTCGAGATCTTCGGGTTTATTCGAGCATCGGCAGGATCCGGGTTGTCAATGGTCGGATTAGTCACGACTGGCGAGCCGACGAGTCCCCCGTGGCGTGCAGCCAGCGCGTCGTACTCAGCCTTGTTCATGCGTCAACCCATCTGCGCCGTAGCATAATGCGCGCATCAACGAAACGCCCCGCGCCGCTTGCAACGGCCGGGACGCTGGCACCACAGGAGTGAGCTGCGATGCACCCAAACAATAATCCCTTCGAGACCGCTGGCCCATTGTTCCGTGAGCTGTACCACTGGTCGGGGCAGTCCGCCGTACTCACCAGCCTTCTCATTCTGGGGATCGGCGCGGTAGCCATGGTGGGGTCGCTACTCGGTATGGCACTTGTCTTAGGCTTCGTCGATGGGCATGGCTGGGGACCCGACGCATTTGCGTACGTCGCCGTCGGGCTACTGGGATTGGTCATTGCGTCGGTACTCCTACCCGCGTTGGCGCGCATCATCCGGCAGTAACCGGAGCTCGAAACTGGGGACCCGCCTGAGAGCGCTGCGCGGCCTCGTACGCATCCATCCGTCGGACCAACTCGTCCTTGCCGAGTTGCTTCCATACCGTCGCCGCGGCGTACGCGCGCGCCTTGGTGACCACGTCCTCAAGCACCGTACGCTGCTGGTCGGGACTCATGCGCTGATAGGAGGGCGAGTTGATAGTCGCCTGCATGTCGTGGGCGATGGCTGCGCCTGAGATCTGGTCGTAGGTCCGTTGCTCGTCAGGCGTAATGGTGACCGTCGCCTTGTTCTGGCTGATGGTGCTGGGTGCGGGCCCAACGCCCAGGTTGTGGCGCGCAAGCTCGACGTTGACCGGATCCGGCAGGCCCGGTGCCGAGGAGCGGACCACGCCAGAGAGAATGTCTCTCGGCGCCTGCGTCGGTTCGCCTGTCGCCGGGTTGATCCGTGGCGGAACGAGAGGCGACAAGCCCGGCACCCTATTGGCAACGTCCTGTAGCGGATTCTGGGGGTCGCGTAGTGTGGGATCGACGTACTGTCGCAACTCATACGCCAGTCCAGAGTCGGGCACGTAACGTTCGCCGAAGTCGAGCAATGTCGTGCCGGCCGCATCGGCGATGGTGCCGTTCTTGAGCGCCTGAAAGATGCGGCTGACGCCCTGCAGATACCACGCGTCCGTAATCGTCTCGCCAACCGCCTGGCTCGTCGCTTTGAGCATGTCTGGGCTGACCTTCTTGCCTTGCTCGTCGTACTGTTCCACCAGGTTGCTGATGGCGGCCATCCGCACCGCGACCGGACCCAGGCTCGAGTAGGGAATCCACCGCACACCCACTGGCGTCGGAACCCGCAGACTGTTCGGTTGCCAGATCGGGTTACCGTCGGCGTCGCGCGCGTTCATCATCGCCTGTTTCTTCGCTGGATCTGACGGTCCGTTGCCGGTGATATTGCCCTGTAAGACCTGCCAGGTGATCCCCGCGTTGACCGCTTCGGTCACTGCGGTCTGCCTGACCGCTCGCCTCACGCCGCCGCTGTCGCCGGCTCTCGCGGCATTGACAATGCCCCTGACCTCCGTAGCGACTGGTAGGTTCAGGACGCCACGAGTGAGGATGACGTCCGGAATCTTGGAGAACGGGATGACGAGTTGTGTCAGCAGCCCAGCAGCTCGTTGAGCCGGTGTGGCGTCAGGTGACGTCAGTTTGCGGCGCGCCGATGCGAGAGCGTCGCCGATCGGCGTGCCACCTCGCTCAAAGGTGGCCGTCTCCGCAGCACTCTTGCCTGCTTCGGTGAGTTGATCACGGAAGCGGGCGATGATATCGGCCTGTGACAGGTTCGGGTTGTCGCGCATCAGTCGAGCCATCTCGGCAGCCTGACCGCCAGCCATGCCCAGACTCCGGTTGAACTCGTCCATCGCCGAGTTGACGCGGATATTGCCGCTGGTGAACGGCAGCATGCCGACCTTGCCAGGAAACGCTTCGGGGTAATCTGTGCCCCCCAGCCGCGACGGACGTCTACCGCTCGTGAACGTGGTGGCCATATCGGCGAGCGCGTCACCTATCCCTGCGCCCTGGGCGCGCACATCAGCCCACGCTGGGCCGAGCTCGCCACGCACGAGCGCCGTGGACAGTGGACGGTACACATTCTCCGCCAGCCCGCTAAGGGCGTTGTTGAAGAAGCTGTTGGTATTGCCGAGCATGCCGTTGACCCCGACCGTGAGCGCCCGGTCGGCCAGGCTGGCGTGCGGGGTCTCGGGATCGGCCCACTTGCCGCGGCCAAGCAGGTAGTCCTGGTACTCGCTCGAGTTCTTGGATGGCGGCGGCGGTGGGGGTGCGGCGGCCTGGCGCCGCCCTTCGGCGCGCAGCTGGGCGAGGGCGTCGAGGTCGACCCGTGTACCAGGCCCCCCACCGCTCGGCAGGGGTGGCTGATTGAGCAGCTCATCAAGTCGGGCGGCCGTCGTGCCTGGCGGCGACGGGCCTAACCTGCTGCGACCTGGGAACTGGATCGGACCACCGCCACCGACCGTGAGCGGCTCTTCGCCGGCCACCGTGGTGGCTGACGGCCGAAAATCCGTGGGACCGGTCCGCGGGATCGGCGGCTCTGGCAGCGGTGCGTAGCGACCACGACCCAGCAGAAAGTCCAGGCGGTCGGCGGTTGTCCCCGAGGGCTGTGCGGACAACGGGCGACCGCCCTGTGCGGCGCTGGCGACCGTGAGCGGTCGCGTGCCGGCTACCGTGGTTGACGCAGTCGTGGTCGGCGCCCGGAAGTCCGTCGCCGTTCGGGCCCCCGGCGCGGGTGCTGGACGACTGACAGACGGCGTCGGGTTCTCGGCCATCCACTGCTCAACCGTGCGCGCGACCTCTTCAGGTGTCGCGTCAGTCGAGGTGGCCCAGGCACGCACCCGAGCGGCGACGTCGACGGGATACGCATCCAGCGCCCTGAGCGTCTGCGCCAACCCGCCGGGTATTGCGGGTACTGCTGGAGTTGGCCGTACAGCGCCGGCCTCGAGCGCCGCCAGGGCCTTGCCTTCACGCGATGCAGCCAGGGCGCCGGGCGACATCTGCGGGAACCGCGCGCGCAGGTCCTCGACCGCCTGCCTTGCTCGCTGGAGGGCCACGTCCGCCGGCCGGCCAGCACCGCCGAGCTCCTCGCCCGCGAACCGCGACACCGCTGGCTTGATGGCATCGACCAGGTCCGGCACGCGACGCAGCACAGCGCGACCAACATCGCCAACGACATTGGGGCTACCAGCGATGACCGTACCCAGGCCAGCACCGGACAGAAACGCCGTGCCGACCGAGATGGGCGTGGCGTCGGGCTTGCCCATCTCGTACATGGCGTTCTGAATGCCCGCATTGAGAGCGGCCGCCGAGACTCTGGCAGCAGTCGCGCCTAGCTGCGGCGCCAGGTCGCCGATGATGGTGCTACCGGCCTGGGTCAGCGCTTCGCCCATCGGTGCACCGGGTATGAACAACAGCGGGTTCTGGACGATCTGGTCGATCAGCGTGTTGGTCAGTCCGCCCACGACCAGCACATCGCGGACCGGGTTGTTGTCCTGGAGAGCCTGCGAGACCTGGTCTGTGTTTTGACGGATCTGCTCGGGCGACTGGACGGTGCCAAAGGCCGGCCCCACGGCCGTCTGCGCCAGTCCACCAGCAACCGACGACGGCGTGATCGGGCCAGGTTGACCAGTCGAGGAGCGGGCGGCGAGCGCCTCGTTCTGGTCGAGCGCTGCGCGTCGTCGCTGCAGCTCCGCATCGTCGAACCCAAGGTTCGGGGCGGCGGCTCCGAGCGTGTCAGCGATGACCTGCTTCACCTGGGCGACCGTGGCGTCTGCCGGCAAGCTGTCGACCGCGTTCTGCACCTGCTGGCGCACCTGATCCACGGTCGTGGCCGCGCCGCCCAGCACTGGCGCTACGGTCTGACGGACGTCAGGAGCGTTCTGGACGGCCCCCTGCGCCGCTGCGCCAGCGGTGTCTGTTGCGCCGCGTACGCTTGTTCCGAGCTGGCTCGCCGTGCCGCCGACCTGTGTCTGCACCTGACCGCCGAGCTCCGCGGCCTGTCCCTGCAACGAGGCGACCGCCTGCTGTCCTGCGCGCTTGATGTCGCCGACCACGCCCGCGACCGTGTCCTGTGCGGTCTGGATCGGCGTCAGCCCCTGCTGCTGGTCGCCGCCGAGCTGCGCCACCGGCTGGTTCTGCCCCATGACGATCGGAGGCCTGGCCTGCTGCGCGGGCACGTTGATCTGCGGCTGCGGACTGCCCGCCTCGGCACCGAGCGTCGGTCTGCCTGACGGGACCGCGGCGGCCGAGCTCTGGACCGGCGTGACCGGCGAGTCGGCGAACAGCGCGCCCTGGGCGCTGCCCATCAGCGCCTCCATCTGCGCCGGCGTCATCCACTCGCTGCCGCCCCGAAGGTCCTTGCCCGACTGACCGACGTGGAACGCGCCGGTGTCCGGGTTGTAGCCGTCAGCAAAGAAGTAGTGCCCGCCGTTTTTTCCGTACGTGCTGATGGTGACGGGGTTACCCGTCTGCGCCTCCTTCGCGAAGACGTCCCACTGCGGACCCTGGATCAGCTTCGTCGGCACCCCGAGCTTTTCCAGCAGCGTCTTTTCGCTCGAGATCCCGGCCATGCCAGATTGGGGCGTCCAGCCAACGCTCGCGGCCAGGTCGGTCGCCTCCCTCAGCGTCGGTTCCCGCCCCATTCTTTCGGCAAATCGCACAGCCGCAGCCGGTCCACATGCTGCATAGGCCTCCGCGGGTGTGAGCTGCTGGTCGCCGAACTGCGAGATGTCCTTGTAGCCCAGGTCGGCCGCTCGAGCCTGGGCAGTCGTCACCGGCGCCGTACTTGGCACCGTGGGTCCGCCCTGCGTCGCCGACTGCAGCGCCGACTGGACGTCGCCACCGATGGTGCTGGCGATGCCCTTGACGATGCCCAGGTACTCGGGCTCCGCGGCGGTGAAGTAGCCGCCCTGCTTCAGACCATGGATGAATGACGGCAGGTCCTGCGCGCCAACGGCGCCCTTGTAGTGGTTCTGAATCAAGTCGATCCACGCGTTGACCGCATCCAGCGGCGTGTCGTACGCGGCGAACGTGGCGTTCTGCGCCGTACCGCCGTACTCGCCCTCGTGCGTCATCATGGTCGTGCCCTTGTGACCGGGCAGCGCCTTAACGCCAAAGAGCTCGTTGCCAGCCGCCTTGCCGTAGTTCGACTCAGACGCTGCCATCGCCGCGACCCAGGTCGGGTCGATGCCGAGCTTCTGCGCGGCGTACTGCGCGTACGGCGCGATGCTCCTGGCGAACGCTGAAGGGCTCGATGCGTCAATCGGCCCGCGAGCGGCGGCGGTGGTCGTATCAGATGACGGTGCGCCAAGCACGTCGCCACCCGCCGCGGCCGGCGCGCCGAGCGGCGCTGTCGCGTCTGTGCTGCCGCCGCCCAGCGTCGTGATCGTGGGCTGGCCGAGCGCCGACGTTGGCTGCTGCGGCTGCGGCTGGTTCAGCGGCGTGAACGGCCCCTGCGCTGCGCCACCGAGCACGCTCGCGACGTGGTTCTGCAATTCGTTCTGCACCTGGCCGAGCTGGACGACCGCGGGCTGCGCGACCTGCGTCGCGGTCTGGACGATGTTCTGGACGTGCTGGTTCAACTCGTCCAGGACCGCTTGCGGATTGACCGTCGGCGCCGAGATCTGCGGGACGGGAATGCTCGGGATGGCGCCCGCGACGTTCTGCGCGGCCTGCGTTGCCTGGTTGATCGCGTCGGTGACGTGCCGATGCAGCTCGTCCTCGACGGATGACTGCCAGTCGCTGGCGAGCAGCGTACCGGGCATGGCCTCAGCCTACGCCTGAAGGCGGAAGGGGTTGTCCGTTCGGACCCAGGATGACCGGCGCCGCAGCGCCAGGCATCGGCATCGGCATCGGCGCACCTGGCCCAGCCTGCAGCGGCGCTTGCGGTGGCGGGAGTGGAGGCACCGCCACCGGCGGCACCACTGCAGGCACAGGCGGGGGCACCACCGGAGCGGACGGTGGTGCCAGTGCGGGAGCCTGCGGCGGGACCGCCGCCGTCGGCTCACCTGGTTGCGGCAGCTGGACGCCGATGCGCTTGGCAACCGTCAGGAACTGCTCGGGGTCGCGCTTGGCCTCGGCCTGCAGCCACGCCCGATCCTGCGTTTCGTACTTCTGGCGGTACACCTGGTCGAGCTGCTGGTTCGATACTGTCGCCATATCAGGATGCCGCGCGTTGTCGCCGAAGATGCCCTGAGCAATCTCCGGCGCGTCGCGCGCGACTTCGTTGGCTATCTCCGATTGCAGACGTACGACCTCGTTCTTCTGGTCCTGCTTGGGCCGCGGCGGAGGCTGGTCCGGGCCGAGCGGCATACTCACGGGCCGACCGCCTGTGGCCCGCCCATCGGCACGCCGCCCGGTGGGATCGTGCCGCCCGGTTGCTGACCACCAGCGATGACCTGACCGTACGGCGGCGCACCAGCGCCCGCGCCGTTCGGTGCCGCGGCGAGCGCCGCCAGGTCGGGCATGCCGCCCATGCCAGGCTGCCCACCTTCGAACACGCCGGGCTGCGGAGCGCCACCAGGTCCTGCGGCGGACACCTGACCCTGCAGCGCGAGCTGCTCAGCCTCCTGGCCCTTCTGTAGCAGGTCGCCGCGACCGGCCGACATGAACACCTCCGCGTCCAGCCACTTCTGGTACGCGGGGCTGGCGCGGATACGGTCGCGCGCGATGGAACGTCGGATCTCGTCCGGGTTGTCGCCCAGGTACGTGACCGCCTCATCTTTGCCGAACGTGCCCGCGGCCAGCCGCTCATGAGCGTAGCGCGCACGGATGGTCTCGTCGGTCGGCAGCAGCGCCTGCACTTCCCATTTGATGTGCATGGGGCGCTCGAGATCCTTCGGCCCGAAGCCGATGAACTCGGCGTTGGCCTTCTTGTCGCCCACCTCGCCGCCGCCGTAGAAGACCCACACCTTCTCGCCGGCGTGCTCGCGGATCAGGCACCACAGCTTCTCGGTCTGCCCGTAGAGCAGCTGCTCGAGCCCGTGTCTGACGGGCCCGACGCGCGTACGGGTGAACGACAGGATCTGGCTGATGGCGAAGCCGGCACCCTCCATACCGCTCAGCGTCGTGACCCTTGGCGACTCCAGGTCGCGGATCGCCTGGTCGATCAGGCCCATGTGCTTTTCCAGCGTTGCCGCGTCGGCGTACTCGATGCGACTGAGCTGGCGACCGGGCGGCAGGTTCAGGATCTCGCCAGGATGCAGCGCCAGGTCGGTCTGCTCACGCGGCAAGCCATCAGCCGTGCCGGCTGGCAGCGCCGCGGGCGCGTCGCCGTAGGTGACCAGCGGGCTCATCAGGTCGCGAGCCACGTATTGCGCATGCATGGCGCGCAGGTACTGGCGGTACTTCACTAACCAGAGCTTCGTCCGGCCGATGCCCCAGCCGACCTTCCGGTTGCGCATCCAGGACATGGTCAGGCCGGGCGCGTAGTCGTACGGCACGCCGAAGGGGTAGCCGTGCTTGAACTGCTTCACGATCACGCCAGTCCGCTGATTCTTGAAATTGCGGCCGGCGACCATGTAGCTCACCCAGGTCTTGTCCCAGTGTTCCAGGAACTCGACAGTCGCCAGCGGGTCGCGCGCCGTGCCGGACGTGTCGTCGATGGGCGGCACGATCGCACCGAGCTCTTCGGGCACGATCTCGCCCTCCGAGTCGCGGCCGAGACGGTACTTGCGGAACGCCGAACGCAGCGTCATCTCGGTCGTTTCGATGACCTCCTCGAGCCGACCGCCCGAGCGTTGTGGGTAGACCGTCCGCGGATCGACGTACGCCCACACGAACGGCGGGCCGGCCTTCTTCTTGGCGTCCTCGGTCATCTTGTCGTACTCCGTGTACGCCGACGTCGGATCACCCCGTTTGGGTGAAGGCAGCGCGTAGCGTTCGCGCCACAGGTCCGACGCCCACAGCAGCTTGGCCCAGCCGCCGCCATCGTTCAGGCAACTGTCGGTCACCTGCGTCATCGTGTCCGCGCCCACCTCGCGCGTGCCGCACTGCCACAGCGTCTCCTCGGTGAAGTGCTCGAGCTTGGAGGCGACGGTCTGCGCCGTGTCGCCTTCGCCGCCGACGATGCTGAGTTTCGGCCGGTCCAGGGTGAGGATGGCGGTCTGCTGGAAGGCTTCCTCGGTGATGTCCGGGTCGCGCGGATCGACGTGCACCATCACGTAGCGACTGTCGGCCTCGGCCATCGCCGCGACCTTCATCTCGCGCACCGAGCGCATCTCGTCGATGTCGAGATCCTGCTGGCGGTAGGAGTCCGCCAGCTCAGTCTGCAGGTCCAGGATGTAGCGCGAGTCCGGCGCGTCGAGCTCGTGCTGCGTCCGATCGATGGCCACGTCGGTCTCGCGCGAGTGTAACAGCAGGTAATGGACTCCATAACCTGGCAGGTCATGGTTTCACGCCGGCGCTCGGCCTAGACTCTGGGCGAGGCATACGGAGCCTCAGCCGGGGGTGACCGCCTCTATATCCCCATGGTCAGCCACGCGGGGGAGTAGCTGCCTCCGCCCTCCGGTTCACCTGGTCAACCCGATCGTCACCAGCAGCCACAGCGCGACCACGATCGCGAAGATCGCGATGACCATCCAGACATCCAGCCTCAACGCCCGAGAGCGTATGCGCCACGGGCGACGGGCCGTGGCTGCGCGCCATTGAAGCCATAGCGACTGACGCCGGCCGCCGCGCCTTCCCGCTGCGCGCCAAGGTAGGCGAGTCCTAACGCGATGACCGTGTCGTCGTGCTGGCCGGCTGGCGCGCCGTAGCGGAGAAGACCACTCGGCAACACTGACGCCTCGTACCCCAGCAGCTCGCCGGTCTGGACCGCGTCGTCCAGCAGCGTGATGCTACCGCGCTCGATCGCCAGTCCCAGGCTCTGCACTAGCGCCGCCTTGGACGCGTTGGTGGCGTCCCACGCCCACACGGGCAGCGCCTTCCGCGGCTCGCCGACGATGCGCGCGTAGCCCGTCTGCAGTCGCTCGACCAGTGGACGGCCCATCGCATTCTGCTCGGCCACTACGAGCACAGGTCGGTACACGTCAGCCCAGGCGTGCAGCCGCTCGGTCTGCAGCTCGTAATCGATCTCGCTGAAGCGATCGAGCGCGACCTGCTCCTGCGAGCTGGCGTCGATGACGCTAATGGCCGTGAAGTCGTTGGTGCGGCCCCAGTCCACGCCGATGACGTACTGATGTCCGCGGAGCGGGGCCTCAGGACGCAGCCGCGCGACGGCCGTCACGCCGCGGAACACGCCGCCGCCCTCGAGTTGCAGGAACTCCGCGCGGTACTCCTGGGCCCACGCCCGCTCGGGCAACTCTGCCTGCGCCGAGACGAGCTCGTCGGTGGCGATGAACGGGTTGACGCTCGTCGGCATCTGCCAGCTCGCCCACTCGGTCTGGAGCGGGTCCTGGCCCTGCTGGTAGAGCGACCAGAAATCGTTGAGCCCCCGCGGCGTGGACATGAACCACGCGCCGCCGGCCAGGTCGGTCAACGTCGGCCGTAACGCGAGCTGCCAGATTTCGAGCAGGTCGCGGACCATCGCCGCCTCGTCCACGACGATGAGCCCGTATTTTCTGCCGCGCGCCGGGTTCGGGTCATCCAAAGACCAGCACTCGAGCGTGCCGCCAGTGATCAATTCCAGGCGATGATCCTGCTCGCTTTTGACGCGCGTAATCGGCTCGAGAATCGTTCGCAAATCGCGCCAAAACTCGGCCAAAAGTTTGTAGGTTGGCGCGAAATATCCGGCGGGTTGGGCGTGCAGCGCGGTGTCGGCGAGCAGGTGCAGCGCCAGGGTGGACTTGCCGGCCCGACGGCCGAGCGCGACCACATTCCAGCGTTTGGCCTCGTCCAGGATCAGCTGCTGGGCGGGGTGCGGCCGCACCAGCTGGATACGCGGCACGCTCTCTCAGTGCGCCACGCCATTCGAGCCGCTGGCGGCGTTCAGCCCCGGGCGGTCGATGTACTCGATCTCGATCACCGTGCGGCCCTCGGACTGCACTTTCTCGGTCGCCTTATATCCGGCCCGGTCGAGGATGTCGCGTGCCGCGGCGAGGGCGAGTTGCGGGTTGGCATCATCGCCGATGGTGCGTTGGATGCGGTCCAGCGACGGCTGCACGAGCGCTCGAATCCGCTCCTCCGCGGCGAGCTTGACCTGCGGTGCGCGGCCGCCGTGGACGTTGCACACGCGGCCGCCGTGAATAGCATGCGCATGGCACGGCTCGCCATTGCTCCGATGTGCCGCACAAAGAGTCATGGGTGCTGCGGCTGATGGGTGATCACGTCCGAAGCGAGCTCCGGGGTGGACTGGCGGAGGCGTCGGATGGCCTTCTGCTGTCGTGCGGCGCAGCTGGTCGAGCAGTACAGGTGCCGTACGAACGGCAAGTACCCGGGCAGGTCAGGCACGGGGATGGGCTTGCCGCAGAAGACGCAGTACTCGGTGGGCTGGTCCATCACGCGGGCACCCGGCCGTGGCACGCTGGGCAACGCAGGGCCTTGCCGAACTCGTGATGGCCGACGGGCAGCTCGCGACGGACCCAGCGTTTGCCGTGACACGTGCCGCAATCATCGACCAGGTCGGGCAGGTCCTGCCGCACGGGCAGCAGCGGCTCGCGGACGATGCCGGCGTTTTTGACGGCGTCCTTGGCCTGGTCCTTGGCCAGCCAGAACTCGAGGCGGGCAGCGTCCGGGTCGCCGACCATCTCGAAAAAGCGAGACCACGAGTGCTCGAAGTTGGCCTCGTCCTGGAACTGCGGTCGCCACTTCGCCGCCAGCTCACGGGCCTCGTCGACCGACAGGCTCACGCGGCACCACCGATGGGCGGCTGGTTGAGCCGCTCGAGGACCTCGGCTGGGACATCGTCGTCGAGTGAAGCATGTTCTAGAGATTGCCGCTGCCGCCGCCGCTGATTGCCGTTCAGGAACCCACCGAGGTGCTGGAGGCCGCCGTCGCCTCGCGCGCGCTCGTGCGCGAGGTCCGGGCCGGGAGTTACAGCGGCAGCAGCGACGTACTCCGGTTGGTCCGGTGTGGTCCGGTGGCGTGCGCGCGTAGGGGATGCGCCGGCGGCGCGTCCGGATGGCTCCTCCGGACGTCCGGCCGGCGCATCAACTTCCGTCCGGCCGGCGCGTCCGGATTGCTCGCGCCAGGCGCGTTTGCGGGCGCTCTCTTTTTCGTGGCGCTCCACCCGCCGGTAAGCGTATTCGTCCCAGTCGTGGACCAGGTAGCCGTCCAAGCCGGACGGCGACTCCAGAAATCCGCCCTCTACCAGACCACTCCAGAATCGGTGGGGCGGCCCGTGCCATTCGCACGCGGTGACCACCTGCGGAAAGAACGCCGAGCGGATGACGCCGTCCGGCGCGTACTCCAGCGTCCACCACCACAACTCGTGCAGGTGGCCGAGGACGCACGGCTTGCGATCACTCCACGCAGCGGCGAGGACGACCGTCTTCGGATGGTCCTTGAGCCCACGGTGCGACTCGATCCAATCAAACGCCATCGTCAGGTCACCTCCGCGTTTCGTGACCCGGGCATGCCCGTCACATCCCCCGGCACGCGCCTACCGCGCTCGTACTCGAAATTGCATCGCTATCGCTCCATTTCCAAGGTGAGCTCGGACCCTACGCGCGCGCGAGCCACCACGACATAGCGCTCGCTCACATCACAGCCGTACGCCCAGCGGCCCAGCCTCGCCGCGGCGACCAAGGTCGTGCCACTGCCCATGAACGGGTCCACCACCAGGTCGCCCGGGTAGCTGTACAGCTTGATCAGCCGATGCGGCAGCTCCACCGGGAACGCGGCCGGATTGCCCCATGCGTCCGACTCCGCGGGAATGAACCACGCGTTGCGCGTCCACGCCTTGAATTCGTCCGGCTCCAGGTCACTATCGCCGGGTTCGCGCGCCCAGCTCGACTTGGAGGCAACGTAGACCGGTTCGGCGACCGCGCGAAGCACGGGATTCTCAGCCGAACACCAGGTTCCCCACGCCGTGGACTGTGTGGTCACGTGGTCAGGGTTTTCGCCCTTCACCCACGTGATTCGCTCTCGCAGCATAAATCCGATGTCCTCAAGCGCTGGCAGCAGGTAGGTGTCGACAAATGCCGCCCACGCTTGACCGCCGGCCCCCGGAGGCTTCCACTTGCGCGTCCCGTTCTCCTTCCATCGCTCGTAGATGTCGGCCCGTGCCTGGCCCTGCACGTCCTGGCGCACCACATTGGCGATGTTGAGGCACAGCCGGCCGCCGGGAATGAGCACGCGGTACGCCTCGCGCAACGCGGGGACGATCAGTCCATTCCAGTATTCGTCCCAGGGCAGCCAGTCTTCGTAGACGTCGTACACCACCCGCGCGTTGTAGGGCGGTGAGGTAACCACCAGCTGGACGGAGTCATCATCGAGTGGCAACTGCCGCGCATCTCCGACTTGGACCTGAATGTTGGCTGGAACTAGGAGACCGTCGAGCTCAAGGCGCGACTCCCGGCGCCCGCGCTCTCCGCGTCGCTGGGACTGCAGCCAGGCGAGAGCGGCGCTGACCGGCGTACCCGGAGGCAAATCACCAATTTTCTGGTGATTTCGAGCCAGGTCCATGAAATTACGAGCCGACTGTTCACCGAGCGGAAAGTTCAACTCCAGCCACGGCAACCAGGCGCCATGTCCGAGCTCGCGTTTGAGCACTACGAGCGCCTCGCCGAGCTGGACGGCCAGTGAGAGCGTGCGTTGCCATGCCAAGGCGAACTCCGTGGCCAATTCGAGGACGCGAGTCTCGGCTGGCGAGACGATTTCGAGCGCGGTCACGACTTCCAGCGCCAGTCCGTCACCTAGATCAGTCCCTCCTGATCGCGCTGGCCCTCGACAATGCCGGCCTCGGCGTGCTGCACCCGCCGCTCGAGGTCCTCGACTCTGGCGAGTGCGTCTGCGTCACTCACGGACTGACTGATGGGCTCGTACTCGATCCCCAGGTCGCGCGCCTTCCCCGTCAATAGCCCCCAGCGCTCCCGCAATTGCGCGCGGGTGAGCTGCATCGGCATCCCAGCGGGTGTGCCGATCTCACGCTCTCGGCCCGATGCGTTCGAACCTGACATCTGCGAGTCAAGTTGCGCCACCGTC